TTTTTGTAAATCATATAAATACTCCCTTTTTATTTGTGCATATTGTACAGGAATATTTGCATTTAAGTAAGCCATATTTTAACCTCATTTAATACTACCCCAATTGGGGCCAGATTCATAGTCCACTTTATTTGGTACCTCTAATTCTACTGCAGATTCCATAATCTCTTTTATTTTATCTGCATTACCATCAACCGATATATCAAGTTCATCATGCACTTGTATATGCGGTACAATACCTTCTTTGTATAGATCAACCATAGCTTTTTTAGTCATGTCTGCAGCTGATCCTTGTATTAATTTATTTAAAGCCTTGTATGTGTAGGCCCTCTTAATCCCTGGTCCGTGTTCCGCGAGCGCATCTTCATGATTCAATGCTTTGTGTATCCCGAATTGATTGGGTTCCCACAAATTAAATCTACACCTACGTCCAAGTAAAGTTCTAACTTTACCTTTGTCCTGGGCCCTACGCATCACACTCTCCATCAACATTTTTACAAAAGGTACTTTGTCATGGTAAGTTCTAAATAGATCATCTGCATTATCTTTTGATACACCCAACTCTGCTTGTAATTTATTTTTACCCATACCATAAAACAAACCAAGGTTGATTGTCTTAGCCTGTGATCTTGGTATGTTGGCCATCTCAGCAACAATTTTATGAAAGTCAGCTTCACCTTCATTATAAGAATCGAGAACTTCATCAACACCATAAAGTCCATCAAGACTTGCATAGTGTGTAACAAGACGTGGTTCTTGTTGTGAATAATCAAAACAACCCCAAGTACAACCTTCTTCTGGTATAAATAAACTTCTGATCCGTGGTCCAAGTTCCTTGTTACGTGCAGGAATTTGCTGCAAGTTTGGATTGTTGTAACTGAATCTACCGGTTACTGTACCACCTTGATCAGATCTTATTTGATTTATCTCTGCATGTATTCTACCTTTATGTTGATGCTTTAATATGGTATCAATGAATGTAGTATGAGATTTATTTATCTCTCTAGCACGAGCTATCTGTTTTACCAAAGGGTGTGGATGGTTCTGCAGAAAGTTTTTAGTGAATGATGGAGAACTTGTTTTGGCGGTTAAGTCGTATGGTAGGTTTAGTTTTTGAAAAACTTTCTCTATTGAACGTGCAGCCCATATTTGAACATCTATTGATGTTTCTTTTTTTATTTTGTGTAGGCATTCTTGTTCTTCTGCAATTAACTCTTGCTTTAATTTATATGCTGCTTCAGTATTTACACGAACACCTAAAAAACGCATATCGACTAGGCAAGGAAATAATTCAGTCTCGAGATCAAAAATAGATTGTACATCCTCGTGTTGGATTTGTTTTTTCATTTCTTGCCATAGTTTTAGAGTCAACACCGCATCCTGTTCAGCATAGTCACCAACATACATTGCTGGTAGTTTATACATCTCAGACTTAGCATCTATGCCCCAATGGTCTGCAGTTTCCTTTAATACAGCCTCATTTTTACCGATTCCGACGTAATCACGACCCAAACTACCTAAATCATATCGAAAGCGATTCTCGTCCACGAGAGAGCCAGCAATCATGGTATCTACTATCTTACCTTGTATTTCTAGCCCCATAGACCTAATCCAACATACATCATACATTGCATTGTGAAATATCTTAATTGCAGGTGTTTTAAGTACATCTGTAAACCAGTTTAGAACCATTCTAATATCCATATTACCACCACCTTCATGTGCGATAGGATAATATCCAGACCAACCTTCCACAGCTATAGCGATTCCAACAATCTTACCATTACCAATTACCGAACCTGAACCCATAGATTTTAGATCTGGGTCTTTGGTTTCTAAGTCAATTGCAATCTCATCATACTTTGATAGATCAGGAAAAGATTCTGGTGGTAACCATTCTGTTTGTGGTTTGAATACAGGTTTCATGAATAGTCTCTTTCTAATATCATTTCTAAATAATGTATTGCTTTATTTATATCTTCTTCTCTTCCTTTCATAGAATGCCTGCAGATATACTTTATAGCATTACCCTCCGCAAAAAGCAATTTGTTTTCGTTTATAAACTCTGCTGGTTGAATCTTCATCGATCGGTAGTGTTTCCCACCTACCTGCTCTTCCAATGAATTATATGTAGGTCCTTTTAATATGTCTTTGTTTGTCATAGATTGTACGCTTTCTTTGTTTGTGGTTCTATTATGTATAGATTTTTTTCTGTTCTTGTGCAGGCAACATAAAATAATCTATGTGTATCTTCTGGATCTTTTTCATAATCTATAAATGCTGCACCAGCCAAGTCTGTTATTACAACTACATTCTCTCGTTCATTACCTTTTACGCCATGTATTGTAGAAATACTAATTCTAGGATTCTTGTCTAAATTCTCTCCTGACTTAATTAATTTTTTTATTTTCTTTATATCTTCATCACCTATTTCATTTAATGCTTCGTCCCATTCAGATTCTGTGTTAAGTCCATACTTCTCTTTTAAAGTATCTATGTCATAAAAACCATCTTTGATTATTGTTTTAAATAACTTTGGATCCCAATTATCTTTGGTCATCTTTGCAACGATTTTCTTAACATCATTATAATGTAAAGGTATACCTTTTCGTAAGTCATTCCATTTCAATATAATTTCATAAATATTTTTTACTCTTGGTACAGCATTTCTTCTTTGCCAATACAATTCTTTTTCATCTAATATGTTTCCAATACCTGCTAACATGTAGTTAGCTTGTGCTAATACTAACCATCTACCACGTGAGAAATCTACTTCATGAAGGTCGCTACAGTATGAAACAGATCCTTCTTCTTCTTTTGGTAACCATTCTTTATCCACTCTACTTTTTACTTTTTTTATTATCTTGTTTGCTAGTGCAAAAGGTTTTTGTGGTACCCTTTGTGATTGATCTAACACAGTTCTTTTACCTTCTAGATTTATAAATGTACTAACGTGTGCACCATTCCATCTGTATATGGCCTGGTCATCATCACCTGATATGTATGAGTCTTGACATTTTTCTTCTATCTTCTTAACCAATCTCCATTGTATTAAACTTAAATCTTGTGCTTCATCTACAAACATAACTCTTAGACTTGGTGATTCACCACTCGCTATAAATTTATCTAGCATATCTGGAAAGTCAATTAAACCGTTCTGTTCTTTGTAATTCTCTAACTCTTCAACTATAATTTCTAATTTACTTAATTGTATCTTTGAGTTGTTATTCAAATGATAAAATTTTATTGGGTCCATTTCTTTTGATCGTGCTAAGTTGATTAACTGTATGTATGGATCTGGAGAATAAAATATACCTTCGTAGTCTTCGTCCTGTCTTGCACCTTCTAACTCTATTTGCATCTTCTCTGATAGTTCTCTGTAATGTTTTGGTTGCATTACCTGGTTTCTATTTATACCAAGTTGATTAAAACAAAATGAATGCAGTGTTTGAAAGTATGGTACATCGTTATACGATAATTTAAATTTATCTACTGCTCTTTGTTTACCTTCTTGTGCAGCGTTCTTACTAAATGTAAAATAACCAATTTTATCTGGTGGTGTGTTAGCTAGAAACTTTTCTATATGTCCTAGTAATGTATGTGTCTTACCGGTTCCTGGAGGACCATAAATTATTCTTCTCATTTATCTGTTGACTCCTTTATCATATTTCTTAAACGTGTATTAAATTTAATCTCTTCAGAAGTTTCTTGTCTATGTTCTCCTTTATTAATTAATTCTAATTTTGCATTTTTTTTGTGATACTCTCTAAAAGCTTCACATATAGCCATGCCTTTTATATTATCCTTATCAAATCTTGCTCCATCACTAGGATAATATTTTCCAAAGGGTCTTATATAACTTTCAAAATCTACTCTAGAATGTATTTTCATGACTTGATCTGCAAAACCCAACATTAAATTTATAAAAGTAGTGTCCTTGTGATGAACTTCATGAACACCTGATTGACCATCATTTTCATAATATTTAAAATCTATTATTTGATCCTCTATAGATCTTCTAAACATATTCATTACAAAATTTCTATCGGATGCATCATCATGAATTTTAGGTGAACTAAAACAAACGGGTCCGTTAATTACAGATGGATTCGATATGTATGGACGAAAACAACCACTAAAATTTTTATTTAAATGGAAATAAAAAGTATCTTCTCCCCATTTTTCTCCAAAAGCATATTCTATACAAACAATATGAGGTCTATATGATCTCCACCTATCTGGTTTTCTATAATACCTATCCATTAAATTTATAATATGATCACAATGGTATTGATCTAAATATCCTCTATTTATTGTTTCTCTAATTTTAGTAAAAGCTTCTCTTGCACCATCTCCATATTTTTTTGATTTTTTCTTAGTATGATATTCTTTTCCATATATAATGTATGGTTTCTTATCTCCTAAAAAGTCTAATTGTTTTGGTAATTCTATTTGACCTCCCATTGACGGTGGTATAGTTGTTAATTGTTCAATATTTATTTCTGTCATTTTACCTCCTATGTTATTAAATGAAGATAGATCCACAAAGCAGTAAACATTGTTATTGCTAATAGATCCATTGCTGCTATCAATAATTCTCCTTTTTAAATGTTTTTGGTTTATATGTTTCTGTTTTTTTATCAAACCTAGCTACTACAAATACAGATAGTTTTGTTTTACCTACACGTTTAGTTGTACAGTTTAGGTCATCTTTTAACATCTGTGATGTTCTTTGATATGGAACTCTCCAATGTTTTCTTGATAGATAATTGTTAAAGAAGTTATCAAATACAAAATGATGAAAGCCATCTTTAGTATACGTACCACCATTACGTAAGTCTTCGTAATCGTCTTTTTGTATTCTGTTTACACAATAATCTTCTAAGTAATTATTTAAAATATCTTTAGTTCCTGTTCCTTCTGCAGGTTCTGTAATTTCTGCACTGTTTAATAATATGGTAGTAATTTTTTTCCAATCACCTGTTTTTAATGTTGGTGGATTTATTCTTAATTGTTTAATACATTCTTCTTGAAATAAAGATTGATTAGCCAAATGTTTTGCTGAGTCTAAATATAATCTTTCTCCATCTACATTCATGTAATAATACGGTTCTTCTAAATTAACCACTTGTAAATCAGTTAAACCTGGAAATGTAACTTCTTGACCTATACCAAATTTTCTAGACTTACATAATTTTTTATCACAAACATTACACATAGGTTCTTCATTACATTTGTAATGAAAATCATTTTTTTCATTATTTTTTATTTTAGCTGTAATTATTTTTTGATCTAAAGGTATTTTAAAATGTTTGTAATTAAATTCAAAAATTTTATCTTGCCAATTTTCTGGCCATTTTCTTTTAGCATAAATAATGTATTGATATATAACTCTATCCCTACCATCTTCTAATTTATCTTGTGTTAAACTTTCTATACATGGTGGTCCATCATCAAATTCAGATTCTGGTCTTTTAATTTTAATTGTGCTGATGTCTTGTTGTTTATGTCTTTCGTAGAGTTCAAAAAAAGCATCTATACTAGCAGCTTCACCATCCTCCATAAAGGCATATCTTGTTGTTTGACCACAATTAAAATATGGTAAATTTAAAAAGTTTCCTGTATCATCTTTAGATTTTAATTCTCTTTGTTTTGGAAAAACTTCTGATCCACCATAACCCAATACTGATCTAATCTCGTTTAATTTATCTTGCATCAAACCTGCTGATACATAATCTTCTGTAAATAAAAATACATGAGCACCACCAGACTTTGATCTACATACGACCAATGGTAATTGAAATTGTTTTATTTTATTTATTAATTGTTTGTGATCAAACTCTGCGTATGAGTCAATATCTATACATCCCCACTTACACTTGTTGTCATCATTGATTGGTATAATACCTAAACTATCAGCACCATCTAAATGCTTTTGCCACAATTCATCTGTGACCGGTTCTCGTTTAACAAACGACTTACCTTTAATCTTGTTGCCGTCACCATTTGATTCACCAACTAAAGTGACACCATGTGCACGGTCTAATCCATAAAATATATTTTTAAATCTTTCTATCATACAAAATAAAAGTGGGCGTTTCCACTCTCGCTTAGACGCCCACTACCTAGGATACTGTTTAGTAGTTTGAAGAACCTTTTGTAGTTTCTTCTGATCCGTGTTTAGCTTGTACCTCACCTTTACCTACTGATTCTGCAAATGACTTAGCCATATCATATACAGCTTTATCTTTTACAGGACCAACTTTAGATACATCCCAACCAAACCATGTTCCTTTGTCATTAGACATCTGAACGGTTGATAGTTTATAAATGTGGCTATAAGTAGGCGGTGTGAATAAACCGTTTTTACCTTGCATCTTGATACCCATCATCATTGAATTCCACTTTCTACTAACTTTAAGTTGAGTAGATTTCATAGAAATCAAAGCTGTTTGTGGGCTATCACCAAGAGTCAATACAAAATGACTAGCAGTATTATCAAGATAATTACCGTTGGGTAATCTGTCCTTATAATCTTTACCTCTAGTCGTCTGACTTACAATATCACTATCTGCATCGTGAATCGCAACAGGTGCACCTGTACTGGTACCTCTGTCTTGCCATTCGATGTATTGTCTTTTGTAATGAGCTGGCACGACTTGTATACTGTCATACAATTCATTAGTTACAGTGTTTATTATTTTGCCAGGTTCTGCACCCTCGACATATTTACCATCTCTTTTGTTTACCTCTGGAGATAGTTGACCCAAAATTTTTAAGAATGGTAACGCAAGATCTTCCTGCGATATATTTTGAGCTCCTTGTTGTGCATCAGCTTCCATATCAAATGTTGCTAGTGCACTATTCTTTTTTTCTGCTACTTGGTTCATGTTTATTTGTTCCTTTTTATTGTTGTCTTATTCTCTGAGAATACCCCAAAGATTTCCGTTGGCATTTCTTTACCTGCCTCAATACGCTCACGGAC